CGAGCAGGATGGGAAAGTGTTGTTGCCGCTCGCGGTGCAGGTGCATCATTCGGTGTGTGATGGCTTCCATGTGGCAAGGATGTTTAATGAGTTGCAGGAGATGTGTGATGGTTTGCCGGAGCTGTCAGAGGAACTTAGCACATGATGCTTAAGAAGTCTTGATGATTCCTTTTATCGGGAATGGCGTAGTGGTCAACAAAAATTGGCCACGGCTTTAGAGTCTTTCCAGAAAAATCGTTCTGATTCATTCGGTGTCAAACCACCGTTATATTGATGAGGTCTGAACTGGCTGTAATATCCCATTATGCCGTTTGTTTTCGCTGCGCTGGCTTCGCTAAAATTAGCGTATCCATTATCCGGTGCCTACTCCGTTTTCAGGCTTCTGAAGAACCGTTCCATTGGGCTGTAATCCCAGCAATTTCCCCGGCGACTCAGGCTTTGTTTTATCTGACACCTCCACAGCAACTGTCTGAAATTTCTGCTTGTATAGTGGCTACCTTGATCCGAGTGATACAGCAAATTAGCGGGTTTCCTCGTGCTTCCCAGACCATGGATAGCGCTTTCGTTGTCAATACAGAGTCCGCATCGCCCAGCCAACCGGTTTAGGGGAAAACAGATCAAGCACAACGGCTAAATAAGCCCAACGTTTACCCGTCCAGATATAAGTAACATCGCCACACCAGACCTGATTAGGCTCTGTTACTGCAAACTCTAACGCGTGGAGTTTCAGGGTTTGATTATAAATTCGAGCCGCTTAAATCAGACGTTGGGAAATCATTTCCTGTTGTCTTCGACCTTATTGTACGTAAAATGACCAGACACATTTTGGGAAGGAGTCTTTAATGGATATTGCGCTGCTCAACAGGGGCTGGAACAGAACATGGTCAGATACCATGGTGAATCTGGAAGCCCGGAAACTCGTCGAAATAGCAAATCGGCTGTCAGCATTCTATTTGCAAGATGGTCTTACACGTATCAAGTTTGTCGAAGAGATAAAACAGGTTGTAGATAAAGAATTTGAAACAGCACGACGAGCTAAAACCGATGAAGAATGTATTGTATGCATCAAAAATCTTCGTGCTGAAACAGACAACCTGCTTGAACAAGAGCGCCTGTTAAAAACAAAGTCCGCACAGCTTTACGCGAAGGTCGAGTTTGTTAAGGAAAATAATAAAATCGTCGGTTATGTTATATCCGCTGTAAATGTGGTGCTATCAGGCGTGGTTCTCTTTGGTGGATTTATGATGTTATCCACTATGGGGCCGATTGGTATGCTGGCTGGGGCAGTCCTGATTGCCGATGGAATGAACGGATTGACGAAAGAAGTGCTCAACTTTGATCAGCCAGCAGGACATAAACCCTCGCAAGGTATCATCGCTGACTCCGCGATGCATACGGCCCAGTTCATGGGATTTAATCCTAACACAGGGTTGGCTCTCTATAATGGTGTTACTCTTGGTGCCAGTGTGTACAGCATTGTAGGACTCGCTCGAAAAACTGGAGCCTGGAGATTATTCCGCTGGCTTCCACACGATTACTATCGCAAAGTCAGCACAATGAACACTCCTAAACTAACAATGAAGATTGTCGGTTATGGTGTTAAAGCAAAAGTGATTTTCGATCTATTGACAACAGAAAATGGAACCAGTTAATCCTTGATAGTTTTTCGGTAACGCCAGGATTTATAAGAAATTACCGGCGGCTGTGCGAAGGACATAATGGCAACCCCAAAGATCATCGCCAGCCCCCATGCAACTGCTCTATCAGGTGAGCTGAAGACGAAAAGTAGCAGTAGGATTAAGGCACACACAGCCACTACTCCCGCCAAGGTAACAAATCGCCTGGCGAGATCATTTATGGCCTCTCCAAGCGTTCCTCCATATTTTTCAATGTTACTTTTTATCTTCTGTAATTCGGGCTGCGTAAACCCTGAACGTAACAAAGCCTCATCAGTCACTTTCATATCGTCTCGTCCCTTATCTTCCAGAAGTGTTTTCCCAATCGCTGATTGTGCAAGCAATCATACTGATGAACTTTAAAGCAATCCACATGATGTTTGTGCAATGTATCAGATTTCAAACAATAGAAGCCATAGAGCCCCGTTAGTGGCACAAGCAACAAGCGGAGCGCAGCGACTTCATCAGATTGTCAGAGGGATCACAACCTTATCAGGATGCTCGCGTACCTTTCGGAGCGTGAGCGAAGCGCTGGCAGAGCCTGCATGTCGTTCCCACTATTCACCTGTTTACGCAGCCACAAGGCCGTTCTTCGGTGACACAAAGCGTCATCACTTCGTGATCGGACAACCAAGGCCACACATCGGGCTTAAATGCTTGTAATCAATCTGTTTCGGGAGGATTTAGAGACGTTGGCAGCGTCATCAGCTTCGAGTTGATAGCGATTCGTGTAGACTGCTCACGCTTTGTACCTGTTCTAGCTTTACAACTACAGGCCGCTACGTGCTAACTTCCCTGAATAGCCACTGTTAACCATAGCGGCAACTGTTGGTCATAGAATCCCTTAAAAAAAGATTGTATCTCGAGAGAGATAATCGCCTTAAGCTATTTTTTTTAAGGTTTTTTTATGTGAGTGCGATAATAGGAACAAATCATGCATGATAACTTATTGTAATTAATCGAAAAATAAATAACGTCATTGTTAGATACCCCCAGAAGTACCCCCATCAGTTCTTCTCTGAGACAAGGCGGCAAAATTACAGCAAGCCCAACCAGCCTCCCCCACAACTTCAGTCCTAAAAAACCCCACAAATGAATACTTAGGTTAAAAAAATGATATCTAAGTAACAGATGGAGAGAACTGAACCCTTCATACTAAGAAATCACAATGCAGCGAACCCAGTTGTTTATCTGATAGATTTACCATGTTCAACATGAACATACGGCAGTAGTAAGAGCTGTGTTAAAATTTTCATCATAATGAACTCATTGAAAACTCATGAAAGGAACTATGAAAAACGATACTTTGGCTAGGCCTTCATCAATTTATCTTGAACGAAACCTTTCTTATGGTGACAGAACGTTCACTGAAACTGAATTACTCCAAGCTTCAAGGTACATTGTGATTTTAGCTGAACCGGGTGGCGGTAAAACAGAGCTAATGAATAATCTTGCCCGAAGATTAGAGACAGAAACTGTTAATGCCAGCGTTTTTTTGTTCGCAGGAATTAATGAAAAAAACGCTCCATTATTGATCGACGCGGTAGATGAAGTTGCAACTATCGATCAATCAAGCATTTATAGATTATTGAGCGAAGTCAAGAAAAACACCCCTTCATTAGTAATTATGTCAAGTCGTTCAAGTGAATGGGGGCAATCATCAACTATAGCATTTGAGCAATTTTTAGGGTTCCCCCCTCTAATAGTTAGATTGAACGAATTTGATCGACAACAACAATCTGAAATATTTGAATTTCATACATCTGGCGAAGATTTTAATAGTTTCGAAAGAGAAGTTTGTCGTTTTAACTTAGAGATGCTTTTGCCAAATCCGCAATTTTTAAAAATGTTTGCAGACGCTTATATTGAAAGTGATAGACATTTTATAAATAAACGTTCAATTTTTTCATTGGCAGTTGAACGTTTAGCGAAAGAGGCTAATGCTAAAACTCCCTTGAAGCCATCACATTTAACAGTAGAACAAAAGATCGAACTTGCTTCAGAAGCATTCGCAAAATTACTTCTATCAGCATCGGAAGGTATAACAACATCAGAGGCGAATGAAAGTATAATTTATCCGTTACTAAAAACACTTCTTCCTAAAAATCAAGCATCTAGTGACATCCTTTCAACAAGGTTGTTTAGACTAGGAGAATGTGAATATCAACATCGTCCAGTACATAAGATAGTAGTTGAATACTGCGCCGCTTATCACTTAATTAAAAGAATAAATAATAGTAGTGATCCACTTACTCTGTGGAAATGCCTTCCTATTATTGCACCAAACAATGTAGCTCGCGATGAATTGAGAGGCCTAATCGGATGGATGGCAGCATTAGGAAGCAAGTCAATACAAGAGAAATTGATTGAAATTGATGCTTATGCAGTATTGGCTAACGGTGATCCCTCACAATTAGAACCATCATCAAAAAAACTACTTTTAACAAAACTGAAAGAAATTCAAGAAAAAGATCCTTATTTCCGGAGAGGTGATTTTTGGCGTAGATTCAGCGTAGCTGGTTTTTTTACAAGAGATGTTTCTGAACAAATTAGATCATTAATAGTTGGAAGTAATGACAGTCATTTAAGAGGACTCATTTTTGAATTAATCTCTGGCTCAGAAGTAGTTGAATCGCTTGCTAACGATATTTATGAAATTGCAGGAGACATTGGAGAATCTAATAATATCAGAACTTCCGCAGTTGATTGTTTGTTGCATTTAAAAGGTTATAACCTTTTTCCAACACTTCAGATATTACTTTTTGAAGCTACCAATTTGTCACTAAATATGTCCGCTAAAATAATTGAAAAAATTGGTATTGAGAATTTCTCATTAAAATTCTTGTCAAACTACTTAAAACTATGTACGCATTTATATCCCACTGAAAGACAACCTTTAGAAAGAGTAGTTGGCACTCGATATTTCATTAAGAAGTTTGTGAGGTCACTACCTACATATCATCTCGAACCGTTACTTAATTCATTAACTTATGATATTACTTGTACTTGTGGAAAAGAAAGCTACGAGTGTTATTGTCGACTCGGTATTAGTAAAATAGTTGGATTAATTGTTGATCGTTACTTTGAATTTGTAGCACCTCCATACTCACCAGAAAAAGTATGGGCTTGGCTGCATAATCTTAATTTTGTTCATCCTATACAGCAACAACATAGCAAATCAGTTGAAGTAATTCAGTCAAACAATAAATTACGACAAGGAATTATTTCTTTTGTATTTGGCCCATTGAAAGATCGAGATGAAATATTTGACCTTAAGATACATACATTTCAAAATTCATTAAATGCTCACTCTGGCCTTCAAATGCGTAACGAAGATTATAAATTTATTATCACCTATGCTTTTGAAATCGATAACCATGAGCTTTGGGCTGGTTTCTTCAGTCCTCACAGACGATTTGGTGTTAATAATCTTCGTGGAAAAGATGAATTGCGTCATTTAATGCGCCAGCACGCATGTTCCAAACCTGAGTTTATGAAAGTATGGATGCGGTTAAATAAAGTTTTTAAAGATATGGAAAAGAATGATTCTGGTTTACATCGTAAACTTGATCGCAAGAGGAAAAGATATGAAAAAAAACGACAAGAAAAAAGATTTACTAATATAGCTTATATTAATGAAAATAGACCTCTGATCGAAAGTGGGCAGCACTGGAATTGTCTTCTCCATTTTGCTCATCTTACTCTCTCTAAACCAGACCAGATAGCAATAGAAGTTGGCGACAATTCATTAGTTAGAAATGCCTTAAAAAATTGTATCGGATTTATTTCTGCTCACGTGCCAAACCTCCGAGAACTCGCTAAATTACAGTGTGAATCCAAATATTCACATTATGAAATGGTATTGTATGCAGCCTGTTTAGAAATCTTCCGAGCGGAAAAAAGCTTGGAGCGAGTACCTTCATCAATGCTAGCTTCTTTACGCACTGGAATTAATATGGGGTTTAGTGCATTAACCTCCGATGAATCCGAGTTATTGAAAGCTGAGATAGATAGAATCCTCTTCGATAATGATAAAAATTTTGCTGAGGAGTTCTTAAGAGAATATGTTGAACCCCAGCTTCAACAACCATGCGCACACCCAGAAGTATGGCTACTTGAAAATGAAACAGTTTTTAACCATCTGCGTTCAAAACTAGCTCTTGAATGGCTTGAAAAATATCCAGATATAGATAGTGACACCCTGTATACACTTTTCGAGATTGCTGTTAAAAACAGTAACAGAGACTCTTTAAAAAAATTAATTTCTCACAAGTGTTTATTATTAGAAGACGTCGAATCTTTAAAAAATTCCCCTGTTAGTTTACAAAAAACATTTTGGTATCTTCGGGATTTTTATTTTAATGATGAAGTAAATCAAACTAGGTGGCGCTATTTGTCGCTCGAAAGGGAAAACATCCTTTTATTTCAAGGTGTTTCTGATAGAATTCCCTATGACAATCAGTCTACTTGGCCAGAACTTTCAGCAATTAAAATTGAATATATTCTTAAAGCTTTTTACAATCTTTGGCCTCAAACCAATCCTTCGTCCGATTTGATCAACGACAGTTCAAATGAAGAGAAAGCATCTAGATTCATGAGTGATTTAGTTTGGAAAATTAATTCAGATGACTCATTAGATGCATTAACCGTAACTAAAAGATTATTATCCGATCCAAAATTTACATTATTGAAAAATGCACTGCAAAGCATTCATACACAGCAAGTTCGAAAACAAGCTCTTCATGATTTCGTCCCTCCTACTCCAAATGAAATTGTAAAGTATTTAGATAATGGAGAAATTGTTACGGTCGAATCTTTACGTCAACTTATAATTCAAGAACTAAATGATTTTCAAGGCGCATTATATGGTGGCGAGTTTAATTCTACCGATAGATTCTATCAGAATGGACAGCATCTCAGTGAGAATGATTCAACAGCAATTATTGCCGAACGTTTAAACTTACGTTTAGAACCCCAAGGAATTTCAATTACTCCAGAGCATCAGCTAAAAAACCATAATAGAAGTGATTTTACAGCCACAAAAATATTAAATGGCAAACGTTGCTTATTAGTTACAGAGGTTAAAGGGCAGTGGCATCGAGAATTATACAATGCTGCATCCGCACAACTGTATGAACGTTACTCCATTCATCCTGATGCTGAGCAACAAGGAATTTTTCTTGTACTTTGGTTTGGAAAAGAAGTTGCGGTTGCAGGAAAAAAAACGCATCAGTTTCAATCAGCTGAAGAGCTGAAAACCAAAATTGAAGGATTTTTACCCCACGAATTAAAAAATTTAATAGATGTTTTTGTACTTGACGTCAGCAGAACTTAATTCAATAAAGGGTGTTCTAAATCTACATTGATAGGCGTAATTGTTTATCTGAAGCAACTGTAACTTAGAGCGCGTTCTGCCAAAAATCCCCACTGGCGCTGCCGGTGGGTGACAACTTTTGACAACTCAATCTGAACGCCAGCGTCCGGGCAAACCAGAACAGCGATCTGAAAGAGGCTCGAGGATGGTTGCAAAGGGGGAGTGCTTAACACCTCCCCTTCACGAGTTCGTGTACCTGAAGTTTTCTAAAGCGGTAGCGGTTGACACTTTCCCCCTAGTTTTCCCTAGTAAGGCATAACAAACCATAACAGGCTGACACCTGCCGTGCTTCGCATCAGCCCTTTACACGTTGGCTGCAGCTGTTGTGCGTGAGCGTTAGGATCCGTTAGGTTGGGTTGACACTTTTCCCTGTTTTTCACGAAAAAGTGTCAAGTTAGAGGAGTTAGGTTTGGCTGGGGGTTTACAGTTTTTCACCTGCCAGCAGACAGAGTGCCTTTAATCCTGTTTCGCTCCAGTCATCCTGGGTGTCGGGATGCATTGCGGCCACATAGGCCAGCTCGGAACGCAGGAAACGCAGACCACCAGCCATGTGATCTTTGCCATAGAAGCTGTGGGTTTCTTCATCAAGCCGGAAGAGAATCAGCAGTTGTTCATCGGGCTCGTGCTGAACTTCAAAACCCAGTTCAGCGGCTGCTGCCTCTATTCGCTGGCCAGCATCAATATCAGCCGGCAGCGCTTTCCCGCCGTCATGCCCCCATACCCATTCGGCGGCCTGCGCCCACGTCATTTCAGTCTGGTGTTCGCCAACACCAGCAGAATTTTGTTTAGCCTGCGATGCGTCAACATCCACTTTATCGCCTGAAATTACAATTTCACCTCGCGCTATCCAGCCGTAAACAGTTTGCCGGCTGACGCCCATATGCCTGGCGTAGGCTGATTTACTTAACAGCATCGTGATGTTTCCCTCCGGGCAGAAAAAAGCCGCCCTCAGGCGGCCTGCTTCTCTTCTGAATGTGTCTGGCGCTGGCTGCCTTTGAGCATTGCGCTGACATGTTCGCTTAACTGATCAAGGCCGGTCATGCGTGGCTGAACTTCTGATGGATCGTCGTTCTTCCCGTACACGAGATTGTTATACCAGGTTCGGACAGCTGTAATTTGTGCAACGTCCTTCCTTACCGCGTCGACCAGATCGGCAACCGCGCTAATCACCTGCCCGTTCTCTGATGCAACACGGGAGAAGCCGAGACGTTTTAGCTGTTCCGTATCGAGTCCCGAACACACTGCGTGCGCCCTTAGCAAGGCGTCCGCCAGTTCCTGGTGCTTTCCACTGTGCATCGACAGCAGCATTTTTTCCTGGCTGCGGCGATCCAGCCGGGCGAATGCCAGGCGCATTTCACTGTCACGCATGAATCCCTGAACATCATCAGATGCCAGTGGATTAACCGGCGCGAGCTTGTTCTTCAGATAATCGAGAATGTTTGCGGCCTGCTCGCTTACGGCTGCGACGCCGCGGGTAAAGTCTTTGAGCGTGTCCGGGTTCCGGGCTTCACCTGCCCTGCGGTTTTTTGCCTGTTCGTTCAGATCCGGATCGTTGCGGATAACGTCCAGCAAATCCGCCTCAGCTTCGGCCTGCTGCGCCGTTGTCCTCAGGCTGGTGAGTTCGCCCGCCATGCCACGAAATAAAGCGGCCATCTGAGTATTTGGCGCAACAACCTTACCGGCATAACCCCCCAGCTCGATGCTGTGTTTCCCAATTTTGATTGAGTAGCTCACTGGCCAGCCTCCATTTTTGATAGCCCTGCATCAAATACCTTGCGCGCAACAGCATGGATTGACGGCGCGATCCCCATGCCCGACTTCTGGCGCTCCCTCTCCTGAATGGTTTTCAGAGCCTGAATCTGCTCCCCGTTCAGCAGGACGGGCTTAACGTTAACCTTGCTCATGATGCCCCCTGTAATAGCAACCGTTAAAATTCCATAAATCGCAACAATCGAATAATCAATTGCGATTTATGAAACGATGTTAATGAAATTGCAGGGGTGTACAACGCTAAAAGAGTGGATGCGTTTTAAAGAATTTGCCCTCAAGGTATACATGGTGTTCATTAAGGCAATAAATTACCTATAAAACAATACATTAACCTATGAACACCAGCCTACATTTTGGGATTTCAGGTCTACACGGTATACATCATTCTGTTTAATAAACCATCAGATGATTAATGAGAGAATGAACACCATGTACACCCTGTGTATACCTGAAAACAAGGTATACATGGTTTATTTCACTGATTTATATATAAATTATTCTCTCGATGTATACCATGTATACCTTTCTCCATATTTATCTGAACTTCATTCTTTATGACCGGCTACAGGATGCGTCTGAGGTAACCAGTCTTCCGCACTTTCCGAAAGTTCAACGTTAGTCACCATGCCACGGGCTCTACGTTCCTTACGGTACTCGTGATTAAACTCCCTCATCGCGCTTTCCATCCCCTCTGCGAATTTATTCAGCGTCAGCGGCTTGTCGAAACCGTTGGCCTCCAGGAATGCCAGGTAAGCGTGATAGAGATAAATTCGCGGATAGTGAGGCGGATTACGGTTTCCTACCATCATTCCCGCACAATCAGCCAGCCGCTCAAGATGCGCGCAGAAGGCATAAAGCGGATCCGTTTTCTGTTTCACCTCTAATGCCTCTTCGCTGTTCCGCTGTTCCAGCAGCAGCGCCCGCGCTTTTTCCGGGTTCGAAAAGTTCGCCAGCAGCCGGCGAACAACCACCGGAATTTCAGCGGATATCTTTTCTGCCAGGTCGGGATCCTTATCCTCTTCGCTGACGCGCCGGTTAAACTGGAAAATTACGCGGCGCCGGGAAACGCCGCCGGCGCGTTCGGTGAAAATCATCGGCGTGTTGTTCGTGGCCACAACCACCGCCCGCAGAACGGCGGTGTACTGGTGCTCGTGTTTCGGGTCGATCTCCACCGCATCCCCGCCGGTGATTGCCTTTATCCCGGTGCCCTCACCTGAATATTTGGGCTGATCAGGAAGCGTTATCATGCTCTTGCCGACGAACTGCGCCCGCCCGCGTGCACTGTCGAGCGCCGCCATGTTCCCGCTGGCGGTGTTATGCACGCCGGCCAGCATCGTCGCGATATGGGTGAAGACGCTTTTCCCGCTGTCGCCCTCCCCGGTTATCTCGAGGAACAGCTGCCAGTCGTACCGGTTCGCCAGCACCATAAAGTGCGCTGCAGCGATGCGCTGCATCTTAATTGCGTCTCTATCTGATGCGTAACTTAGCCACTTATGGAAGTTCGGCGCATGGTCGCGGAGGTTTTCGCCCGGCACCGCCGGCGTATAGGTCACGCCGTTATGGTTGGTCAGCCAGTTATCCTGGCTGTGTTCGGAGAAAACGCCGGTTTCCATATCGTAGACGCCATTAGCAAAGGGGATCAGGCTGCGCCGCGGCTCCCCCATTACCGGGATAACAATTTTCAGGGCGTCGATAACGTTGTTGATCGCGCGCTTGCTGAAGTTGGTTTTGTTCTCGTTGTAGATAGCCACCATTTCGCGGCTCAGCTCGAGCAGAGACGTGTTCTCCCAGATGCCGGCACGGTAGACGTATACGCCCTCGCTGTTTTCATTTATCGCAATGCCGGTGTAACGCGCGGCCAGTATGAGCGCCTTCTCGTTATCAGCCAGGTCGCGGAGGTTTACATCCGTCAGCGGTTTGCCGATCACCATGCTTTTGCCGGCTTCCGCATCGGCTTTGAGGCGCGGCAGCTGCGGCGTCCAGTCCTCCAGAAGCTGATAACCTTCAGAGTAGAATTGCGCGCGCTCCACGCCGGCCACCGCCAGCTTTGTGGCGAGAATGGTTATCTGCCGTTCGGTCAGATGCCCGCCACGGCAAACCCGGGCATAGAGCCGGCCATCATCCACAATCCGGATATTCTCCAGCTCTGCCAGCTGCTTTTTATCCAGCACAACCGGCGGCACCGTATCGCCAATCGGGTTCATTTCCTGCCATGCTTTGGCGAACGTCCAGGCATCGGCGCCGGCAAAGATGATTGACTCCTCCATGAGATCCGCCGGCTGCTTTTTAAGGTTTGGTGCATTCTTCATTTTCTGTTCCCTCGCTCCCTGATGATTTCCCGCATAACCCGAATTCGTTCGATGCCCTGCACCCGCATAATCCGATCGATATCTCTTCCACCGGTGCCCGGCGCGGAAGAAACAAATTCAAATTCCCGCACCAGTCTTTCGGGCGTGCAAAAACACGGTGAGCTGTACCCTTCACGGCAATATGTCACTCTGTCGAATCGGTAACTTTCGATAATTACCTGGTTGCCCCGACTGTCCTTCCATTTATCGCCCGGCCTGATTTCAGGGTGAGCGCGGCCACCAGCAGCTAAGCCGGAATTTTTAATCGTCATATTTTTTACCTCACGCCGCTGGCGGAATTACCTGATAACCAATTTTCTTCAGAAAGTGCGCGGCACTCTCCACCGTAAAAATGATCTCGTCGTCCATAAGGGGGCGCATCGACTGATGGCCATTTGAAGTGTCCACCAGATAGCGGCCGCCGGCCGGGAAACTGAAAACGTTTTTGCCGTCGGCCCGGCGAACCAGATCGTAAACAGGAGTCATAATTTCACCTCCCCTTCACTTAATGACTGGCCGGCAAAACAAAATCGCACGCTATTTAATTGCGCAGAGATGTGATCGGCGAAAGTACCGAGACAGCAAATTGGGATAACCGTTGTCATACAGATACCTCCATGGCCAGACGGGATTGAATGGCGGAGGCCTTGCTGCCTAACTGGAGGTAAGTTCGGGTGATTGCCGGGTTACTGTGCCCGAGCATTTCAGAGGCGACCAGCAAGCCCTGTTCGCCGCCGGCGGACATGAGATTAAAGGCGGCAATTTTGCGGCTGGAATAGGCGCTCAGGCGCAGACGCGTGTTTACGACGCGGGTAAACCACAGCATTACGTTGTGCAGTTTCTTCCAGATCGTCTGGCGGCTCACGCTACCTTCCAGAGACTGGCAACGATTACTTTCAATCTGGCTGCGGGAAAATACCAGGTCGTCACCGATAAGATTGCGCTCCATGCGTTCCCGCAGTCGTTTGATGATGCCCGGCGGCAGCTGTTTGGTGTCGTGCTTCACTTCAGCCTTTGCCACCAGCTCAAACACGATCGCCTGTTCTTCTTCCGTCATGCCGGCGGCCAGCTCGTCGCAGCTCACGCTATCCCAGTGCATGTACCCAATGTGATCGCCAGCAAGCCGGGCAGCGTCCTTGCGCTGCTGACGAACAATCTCGATCCCCTTCCGGGTCGCTCTGGCTTCCGCTGCTTTGGTCTGCTTAGCCACGATGATTGTTGCAATGCCGGTTTCCCAGTTGATGCAGGAGTAACGGAAGTTGCACACGTCGCTGGTACGCCAGCCGGTTACGGTCGCAATATCCCACCAGAGTAAAACCCACTCCGGCTGGGTCTGCTGGATGCGTTCGCGCAGTTTGCGCTGCTCTTCCCGTTCGTAAACGGGGGTCATGGTGCGGGTGCCTTTCGTGGTAGTGGCTTTTACCACGTTGCCGCGCAGCTCGCGGGCTTTAGCTGTCAGGGTCTGGAGGTTAAACATGGCTACCTCCCAGTTTCGCAACATCCAGTTCAAACGCGCCGCTACTGTATTGATAAAGCGAACATTCAGAGCGAATTTTGGCGGCAAAGATAAGATCCCAGCGGGAATAAAACTCGCGGGCTTCTTGCTCACTGTCGGCAACGATGCGGATAACAACGGGAGTGCAGGTCCGGCCTTTCGGCGTACCGAGGAAAAGCCAGGTGAATTTGGGCAGTTTTTGGGTTGGGGTAGTAGCCATGTGGCAGCCTCCTTTTGCTTACTGGAGTCACCACCTGAGTTCTCACGCTCATAAAGGGTGGTGACACTGACGGGGGTGAGAATACCGGTGCAAAAGGATACCGGCCAGCCTTTCGGCTGCCCCGCCAGCGCCACCATAGATTCGATGCGGATCTTCCCCGCTGAATGAAGATGTACTGGCTTTACGACACAAAAAAAGACGCTATAGGCGTCTGGTATCGCCTTTTGCTTATCCGGGTTCTCACGCCCGACACCAGATTTTGCTGGTGCTTTTAAAGCATACCCTTCAGTTGAATAACAAGGCAAGGAGTTTTTAGGGTGAGCGAAGCCCTGCCCCAGACGGGCATAATTGTTCTTCATGGCATTAACCTTTTTGAATTGTTTAGTGAGCTGTCGCGACAAACTTATTCTGCGAGATCCGAAGTGCAAACTCTCGCAAATTATCTCTGCTCACGGAATCTCAGTTCGTTTGCCTGCGTGACGATTCAATGCGCTCACTAATCCATTCATCAATTTCGCTTTCAATGAAAGCAATTGCTCGAGAACCAATCTTTATGGATGAGGGGAAACGTTGCTCAGCCATGAGTCGATAGATCCAAGCCTTGCTATAGCCGGTTCTGCGCTGAACTTCAGGTAAGCGGATAAGGGAATGGGACATATATACCTCTCGAAGTCTAATGTGGTCTACGAGGTATATTTCAGCAAAAACATGCGGGTAGTTGTGGAAGTCACGGTAAATCAGTTGGAAGCAGCTCTTCCACTAAAATAGAAGTACGGCCAGAAGTTTTAGAACCTGTAGATCGACTTTATGGAAATCCTTACGAGCTATTTGGAAGCGTATGTGTTCAGAGCTTCATTAATTAGCATAGTCAATGCCTTATCTGTCACATCGATGCCATCGCCATGTTCCAATATGCTTCTTGAAGCACTCCTAGCAACTTCGGATTTGTTCAAATTTTTACCGCGAACATATTTACCACCTGATTTTTCAAGCGCAATAGCCATTCCAGCGATCAGTTTTAACGCTGTATCTTTACCAGCAAACTCGCCCCACCCGCTTCGTAAAGGCTGGTACTTTTCGCTAGAGCTATCTGGATCACATCCAAACCAACTATCTGTAGCTGATATTTCTTTTACAGCCCAAGGCCAAATATCATTGGAATAAAAATCAGCTCCAGTGATATCTCCGCCAGGTGAGCTAGACCATGTTCTCTTGGGATGTAGTTCTTCAGCGTTTACAGCACTCAAAATTATCCTCAAGTAACTGGAAGCAATGTTGTAGATCTCAGGAGGGAATTTAGCTTTCAACTCATCTAAGCGTGAACAACTGTACACGCCAGCCATAGCCATTGCAGCCTGCTCAGCAGTGACCACACGTTGTCGGCGAAGATGATGGGGCATGTTGAGGATGTTTTCTCGCATAAAAGCTTCCTGCTAACGATAGTCTACAGAAGTCTACTACTGTCAATTAGCACTGTCTATACATACAGTTAAGCGCTTTTCCCAAATGTTCCATGCACTACATTTTCGCCGTTTTCCAACGCTTCCATATAGTCGGCATACCACTGAAGCATTTCACGCCGGCCGTCTATGTACTGAGCGTGGTTGTACGTCCCTCGAATAGAGTTTTTATCGACGTGTGCCAGCTGCGTTTCTATCCACGCGGTGTTGTAGCCCTGTTCGTGCAGGATGGTACTCATAGTGTGCCGGAAACCATGCCCGGTGACTTTTCCGTCATAGCCAATCCGCTTAAAGACTTGGTTTATGCTGGCTTCACTCATTGTTTTTCGCGGATCGTTACGGCCCGGGAACATAAGCGGGTAATTGCCTGTTAGCTCCTGGAGCTGGCCAATAAGCGTAAGAGCTTGACTGGACAACGGCACCACATGAGGGCGACGCATTTTCATGCGTGAGGCTGGTATTTCCCAGACCGCCTTACTGATATTGATTTCATCCCAAAATGCCCCGCGGAGTTCGCCGGTACGCAAGCCGGTGATAATCAGCAGACGAGCGGCCAAAACTACTAAAGCGCTTCCTGTATATCCTGACAACGCCTTGAAGAAATCAGGCAATTCTTTCGGTGTGAGGAAAGGATAATGATTGGACTCATGCCCTTGCATGGCGCTGGTGAGATCCGGAGCGGGGTTATACTCAGCACGACCGGTGACTATTGCGTAACGGAAAACTTCCCCGCAGCGCTGCCTAACTTTTTTGGCCTTTTCTGTAGCGCCGCGCCCCTCAATACGCCGCAGCACATTCAACAGTTCAAGCGGTTTGATATCGGCTATTGGTTTTTTGCCAATGTAAGGGAACACATCTTTGTTGAAAGCCTCCAGGATGTCTGAAGCATAACCAGCAGACCATTTTTTTAGTTTGCTGCTGTGCCACTCAAGGGCAATATCTTTGAAGGTGTTGTTTAACTGCGTTTCACGGGCGATCTTCTCTTCCCGTTTCGCTTCCATAGGATCGATACCCCCAGCGATACCCCTTTTGGCTTCTTCACGTTTTGTCCGAGCATCGGCCAACGTGACTTCAGGATACACACCCAGCGCTAACAGCTTCTCTTTGCCGGCTACACGATACTTGAGCCGCCAGTATTTACCGCCATTAGCTTTAATCAGAAGATACAAACCACCACCATCAGCCAGCTTGTAAGGCTTATCTTTAGGTTTGGCGGTGTCCACCTGCCGGGCGTTTAGTTTCACTTGGGGGTACCTCCTCTAGACCGAACAGCAAATACCCCCATAAGTACCCCCAAACGACTGTAGATTTCAGGGAACTTTAGTAGACGTAGAAATACTAAAAGGGGCTGCAACTCGCAGATTATAAGGGGTTTCAGTGAACTTTAGTAGACTTGGGGAGACGTTAGAATGGTGCCGATAATAGGAGTCGAACCTACGACCTTCGCATTACGAATGCGCTGCTCTACCAACTGAGCTATATCGGCCCTGAGAGGCCGGTTACGAGTGTAACCACGGGGCAAAAGGTTAGATCTAT